CTCCTCGTCGCCGGCCTCGTCCCCGATGGGCAGGCCGTGGTTGAGGAGGCGGCAGAGGGTTTCGAGGGTCATGATGGCCCACTGGCGTCCAATGCCGTCCATCGTGCTGATGCCGGTGCCGAAGCGTTTCTGGACGAGGATGGGCATCAGGCTGTCCTTGTTGCCGGCCTCGATCTCGGCCTCCGCGTAGTGCTGGGCGAGGTCGAGGCGCGCCGTGTTCTTGACTTCGATGGTGACGGGCTCGCCCTGCAGGTACACGCCGCCGATGTCGCCGCGGTCCATGCTGCCGTGGAGGGTCTCCCGGTGGATGCCGTTATCGCCGAGCGCCCACTGCATGTACTGCATGACCGCGGTTTCGAGGCGCGTGCCTTTCTGCTTCTGCCTGCTCATTGCTTGTCCTCCTTCCATCCGCCGGTGGCGGTGATGACCTTGTCGATGTTTGCGAGCGCGTTGACCGTCGCCCGGTATGTCCGGGCGTCGCCCGCGTAGACGGCGCGCCTGAGCCGGCGGGCGAGGGTGCCGACGGCGAGCGCGAGCGCGTCGTTGACATGGCCGCTGTCTCCGTCCCGGGCGGGCTCATTGGCCTGCGCCGTTTTCTTCGCCCGCTCCTTGGCGCGGGATTTCGCGATTTGCTCCTTGCGCGACTTGACGCGGCATGAGTCGCAGAACTTGTTCTTGCGTCCGCCGTTGACGGGTTCGCCGCACCTGGGGCATGGGTGCGCGTAGATGTACGGCGCCTCCGACTCGGCCGGCTTCGGTTCCGGATCTGGCGTCGGCGCCGGCTCGGGAACCGCCGGCGGCTCCTCCGCCGCCGCATCGTCCGGCTGCTCGTCGCCTTCCCCGTGCTGCGCCTGCCAGACGCGCACGGCGAGGCGTGCGCGCCGCCCGTGCTCGTCCTTGACCGGCACGTCACGGATGGGGCGGGATGCGAGGTCGCGCAGCTCGTCCTCGCTCCACTCGTCGCCGCGGATTGTGACCGTCCTGTCGCTCACTTGTAGACTCCTTCCTCCGTCGCCTTGATGCTGACGGTGTGCGCGGGGCGTTTGATGGCGTCCGCGGCTTCCTCCGTCGTGAACGTCTGCCCCTGGACGTGCCAGCGTCCACGGGTGTCGCGGGTGAGCCACGTCCAGTGGCCGTCGGCGTCGTGGATCCACAGGTCGCCGCCCGCGTCCATCCAGATGACTCCCTTGGCCCTGATGGTTGTCATCGCGTCTCCTTCCCGCGCTTGGCCTCGTGCCTGGGCTCGGGGGTTTCGAGCGAGTCGGTGCCGATGCCGATGGCGGTCAGCATGAGCGTGACGCTCACCGTGAGGCAGCCGACCCACGGCCAGCCGTCGAGGTGGTCGTACCCCCACCACAGGAGCGTGCTGGCCGCGAATACGAGCAGGACGGCCATCAGGCCTTGGAGGAGGCGGAATGCGACGCTCCCCTGCTGCCGCCGGCAGTCGCCGGGCATGGTGTGCCGGCGCTCCTGCATGTTGGCGGCGATCCACTCCTCGAGGTCGGCCTTGGTGTAGCCGATCCTGTCGAGGAACTTCCAGTAGCGGGGCCCGTCCTCGTGCGCGCTGCCGCGCCCGTGGGTGCGCCAGTGGCGGAGCGTCTGCCTGGTGACGCCGAGGTACTGGGCGGCCTCGGTTTCGCTGATGAGGTCTTCGAGGCGCGGCTTCTCGTCCTTGCTTGTGCGTGTCATCGCGCTTCCACCTCCTTGGCTCCGTTGCGGGTCGCGTACTCGTACACGAGGTCCCCGCTGTTGGGGTGGCTGGCGCACTCGCACCATGACCACGTCCATGTGAGCCTGGCGTGCTCGGCGCTGTCCGCGTCTGGCGTGTCGGTGAAGCGTCGGACGAGGCGCGTGAGGCTCGCACGGTCGGGCATCTCGAGTCCGTAGGATGCGCGGAGGACGGCTGCGGCGGTCTTCGCGAGCCAGTCCACGTCCGTGCTGGACTCCGGCGTGAGCTGCCCGCCGCACTTGCAGATGGCTGTTTCGAGCTGCCGGGCGGTGACGAAGACGTGCGCGGCCAGGGGCTCGTCCCCGCCGGTCTCGCGCGCTGGGTTGCTTACGATGATGCGGTACCTGCTGGAGGGGCATCGGAAGCCGGCTGGACTGTCCCATGTGCCGACTTCGTCCGGGAGGACGGTGCGCCACGTGTCCAGCGTGCCGGGCACGAGCTCCTCGACGAGCCACCGGCTCTCCCATGCCTTCCAGACGAGGGCCGGCGTGACGCCGTCCTCGGCGTCATAGTCGTCCCACTGGCAGTCGAGCACGATTCTGCCGGGGTTGACGGCCGTCTTGATGATGACCAGCCAGAGCTCGGCGAACGTCACGGCTCGCGTCATTGTGTTACTGTTTGTCTTCTGGGCCATCTTGGGTACCTCCTTGTGGCTCACGCCCCGCAGGTTCCGACTGCGGGGCCTTTGTTTCTTCCGTCGCTTTCGCGATCAGTCGCGAGGCGTCGGCTCCAGCCATGTCTGCGATGGCTAGGAATTGCGTGACCGGCATGTCGCCGCGTTTGTAGTGGCTCGATACCGTTCCGGGTCGGACGCCGAGCATCTGAGCCTGCGCCCGAATCGTGATGTCCGCAGCCCTTGTCTCCCGCCGCAGCGCCCGGACTGCTTTGACGCCTGCGGCCTTGAGTGAACTTTCGCTCTTCATGTTTCTTATTATGCGAGCGAATTTTCGCTCTGTCAAGACGGTAAAGCGTTCGGCGTGTCGGAATTTTCGCTCATTTAATCTTTATGCATGAGCGTTATCGGAAGAACATGGACGACGGTCGACGATCAGATCTCTCGGCTGCTTGAAGACTATAAGCAGACCTCCGGGGTCTCCTACCGTGACCTCGCCGAGAAAAGCGGGCTCAAGTACTCGCGCCTCCGCGACCTGGTTAACAGGGCCAACGGGACGCCGACGGTCTCGGAGTTCATCACTATATGCCAGTTGCGCGGAGAAGACCCGGCCGACACCCTTCGCGGCATTCTCGCCGACCTGCCTCTGCCCGACTCGGATGTGTACGAGCTGGCGGCGAACACCGACAAGAACCGCGACATGGAAGCGGAGACACCGCGCGACTAAAGGCGCGGACACGCCGAAACCATTGCAAAAAGCAAATAAATCCGATAACATACCAAGCGTGAGAAAGCTGGGCGATGTCCAGTTCGTAAAGGCCGCTTATCGGATTCTTCCGAATAAGCGGCCTTTGCGCATCTCATGGAGGAGAGCCTGTTATGACAACCACACGAAACGACTGCGACCGCCTCGCCGGCGAATGGGCCGACTGGCTCCGCCGCCAGTCATCCGCCGTACGCCTGGGCGACTGGACGGAGATAACCGTGCCGGTCCTCGACGAATCCAACGACGGGATCCGCTTCTATGCGAAACGCGCCGCCGACGGCACGACCACCTTCACCGACGACGGGTACACGCTCGAACTGTTCGACCTGCGCGGCGTGACCATGACCCCCGCGCGCAGCATGCGGGCCGCGGCCATCGCCCGCCGCTACGGCGCGCGCATCGACGGGGGGCAGATAGTCATGGACGCGGACGGCGACCGCGGCGACGCCATGAACCGGTACGTGCAGGCGCTCGCCGCGATCGGCGGCGTGCAGACTCTCGTCGCTTCGGCGGATTGTGGGCAGAATGTGGGCAAACCCGTGGAGCCGGGCGCGTGAATCCCAGTGTTTGCAACGGTTCCTCGTGCTGGTGGCCGGGGGTTCAATTCCCCGCGGCTCCACTCTTTCCAAGGCCTCGCACCCGCAAGGGTCGCGAGGCCTTTTGCATTGCGATTACTGGGGTCCGGGGGTATGCGTGGTGTATGTCCGTGTGTATCCCGTGGTGGTCTTTTTGCACACGTGTGTATGCCGGACGTGGGCAAAAAGTGGGCAAAAAAAAGAAAAGCCCCGCCCGCCCCATGGAGGGGTGGACGGGGCGCACGGCCGACTGGGACGCACTATCGGGTCTGGCGGACTGGATTGTAGGCGACGCCGAAACCGTTGGCGATGAGCGGGGCGACGTACCCGCACACGGCGCACGTGACGGTCAGCCACGCGGGCGAGTCCATGAGCGCGCTCACGAGCGTGCCCACGCCGCCCATGATGCCGAGCAGAAGGCACGTTATGTAGATTGCGGTGCGGACTGTCGCGCCGAACACGGGCGTGTACCCCGCCGTCGTTTGCGTCGCGTTTTCCGCGGTTCGCGTGGTCACGGTCGTGTCGGGCACGGCTGGGAGCGTGGGCGCTCCAAGGATCGCCGACACGTCAGCCGACGTGAGATTCGCGGAAGCGGTAGCGGTATTCGCAGAATCTGAAGCCGTATTCGCAGAAGCGATATCCGTCATGACTCCCCTCCCCTATTCCTGGATTGCCTCGACGAAACGCGTGCCATAGGGCGCGTCCTTGGAGCCGAGCTTGATCATCGGGATGTCCCGGCCGTTGCACGCCCTGTACACGGTGTTGAGCGCGACCACCTGGTCCGGGTCCGAGAGCGTATGAAGGCTCACGCCGTCGTAGTAGCTGAGCGCAGAATCGTCATTCAGCTGGATGATGCAGTGCATGTCATCCTCCTCCTCTGTGGTTGTTAGTGTTGTGTCCGTCTGGGAGCCGGCGAGCGCCGACCACTCCCCCTCGGTCATGTAGGCGATGTCGAGGTCGAGGCGGCCCGCGTACCCGGCGACCGTGCCCGCGCTCGAGTACTGGCGGATGGCGCACTCGTACGTGCCCTCGCGCCACGGGTGCTCCTGCCAGCCGGTGGCTTGGTTTGACGCGTACTGCGCCACCCACAGGCGCATGCCCAGCCCGTCGGCGACGGGGCGGACGGCGGGCAGGACGGATGCGGAGACGTAGAGCAGCGGGCGTACTCCGGTGCGTGCGATGACCTCGCGGCACACGTCGCGCAGGTACGCGGTGTCGCCCCACCTGCGGTTGCTCCCCGCCTCCCAGTCGATCGCCAGCACGGCGCGGCCAAGGTACGGTGCGACCGCGCTGGCGAAGTGCGCGGCCTCCGCGCCAGCATCGCCGCCGCCGTCGACGTAGTGGTACAGGCCGAGCAGTCGGCCTGACGAGATCGTCGCATCAGCCTGCCCTGTCATGGTCGGGCTCATATAGGAGCCGCCCTGCGTGGCCTTGACGATGATGAAGCGGCACGCGGGGTCGAGAGAGGCTACTGTGAGCCCCGCCTGCCAGTTGGATATGTCTATGCCTTGAATTGTCATGAAGTGCCCTCCTTGCCCGCGCCGGGCGCGATGTATGGTCTGAGGTCGTCGGGGAGCCGGGGCTTTGGATGCTCGGCCATGTACCCGGGGTCGATAGCGGTGACCGCGGGGTCCAGCCAGTGGCACAGGGCGCGGATGTACCGGACGGCCGACACGTACACGGCCTCCTCCGCCTCCAACTGGTCGACGCGGGCCGCGAGCCGGTCGGCGCGTTTGCGCTGGTCTCCGGCCTCGTCCCTCAATGGCTGGATCACGTCCACGGTGAGGATGTCCACGGCCTTGCGGGCCGCATCCGCCGCCAGCGAGTCACGCTCGGCCTGGACGCGGCGGCGACCAGTCAAAGCGGTGACGAAACCGCCCAGGCCTCCGCCGCCGACCGCCGCGACCAGGAAAGCCACCCAGAAGTCCACCGACTCCCAGAAAGGCGGAATATGAGTCATCACGTGCCCCCTATCCGATGGCCGTGGCGGTCCAGTGGAAGTGCATCCTCTGCGTGTCCGTGGACCACTCGTGTGTGTCGCGGCGGAGGAGTCGCACCCAGAATCCCGCGTGGTCCACGCCATGGATGACGGGTTCGAACAGGCGCGCCGTCACGTCAGAGAGACCGTCATAGTCCTCTGTGATGGTGACGGTCGGTTTGACAAAGAAGTGTGGGGTGAACGTGATATGCACGCCGTTACCGGCAGGCACATCACCCGAATACTCGCCGCGGGCGATGGCCTTGTACTCCAGGCCACCATACATGGCGTAGACGGTACCTGGCTCATCGCCTGTCCCCATATAGGCGAGATCGCCGATCTTCGTATAGAAGTTGTGGCTGTTGTAAGCCGGGAATTCGACCACCTGGAATTTGATGAGGCTGGCACCGTTGCACGAATAGTCGGTGATCGCGCCGACGGATGATTTGTTGGGAGTTTCATATGCTTCGATGAGCACTTTTGCGCCCCCGTCTTTGGCGATGAATCGTCCTGTGGCTGTGATGCCGGTGCCGTCGCTGGGGATGCTGACGACGGTATTGCCGTTCGAGTCGGTGCTGGTGATGCCCGTGTCGCTGATGGTGACGCGCCCGTTCGTCGTCTTGATGGTCGCGCCGGTGATGGTCTTGCCATCGATGGCGTTCGCGGCGATCTTGCCGGCGGTGACGGCGTTCGCGGCCAGCTTGTCCGACGTGATGGCCTGGGCGGCGATCTTGCCCGAGGTAATGCTCCCTGCGACTATCTGGCTTGCGCCGACGCTCCCGGCGGCGATCTTCCCTGACGTGACGGAGTTCGCGGCCAGCTTGTCGGCGGACACCGCGCCCGTCGCGATCTTTGCGGCCGTTACGCTGTTCGCCGCGATCTTGTCCGAAGAGACCGCGCCCGCGGCGATCTTGTCGGCGGACACCGAGTTCGCGGCCAGCTGGCTGGTGCCGACGCTGCCCGAGGCGAGCTGGGTCGCGGTGATCGTACCGGACACGATGTTGCTCGCGCTGACCGCGCCCGCGGCAATCTTCCCAGCCGTGACCGCGTTCGCCGCGAGCTCGTCCGCACCCACCGCGCCCGCGGCGATCTGCGACGCGGTGACCGAGTTCGCGGCCAGCTTGCCGCCGCTGAGACTGCCCGCGGCGATGCGGCTGGCGCTCAGATACCCGGTGGTGATCTTGCCGGCGTCGATGTTCGCGATCGCGCCGTTCGCGAGCGGCTGCGACACCCACGCGCTGCCCGAGTGCACGTACAGGGCGGTGCACTGGGAGGACGAGTTGTACACGCACCACAGGTCGCCCTTCCTACCCGCGCTGCCAGTGGTGGGCGCGTTCGTGCTGCGGGTGATCGTGTTCTTCCCGTCGGCGGTCGACTGGGCGGCCCTGGCGGCGGTGTCATCCGTATACTTGCCCGCCGCGGTCCAGTCGGACGCGGCGTAGGATTGCGCGCCAGTCTTCGCGGTCGAGCACACGAGGATGTCTCCCGTGGAGCCTTGCGCCCACAAGTCGCCCGCGTCGTACGGAGGCGTGGGCGTCGACGTGAACACGCGCCGCTTGCCGTCCGCCGTGTCCTGAGCCTGCGCGGCGTCCGCGAGCGCCTTGGTGACGTCGGTGTCGGTGATGCGCTGCCAGGAGTACTGCTGGCTGGAGACCTGCCAGCGGTAGCAGTAGCCGGTGTCGGTGTCGTAGTACAGGTCGCCCAGGTGGTTGGCCTTGAGCGCGTCGGTGGTCCACTGGGAGGCGGGCTCGTTGCCGGTGTCGGGCGGCTGGGGGGCGAACCATGTCTGGATGCTGCCGTCGATCTGGGACTGCATGTCGTCCAGCTGGCTGGCGGTGGCCTTGATGTAGGCTGTGAGGTCGCTGGTGGCGGTGTCGGCGGTCTGCTGCGCGGTCGTGACGCTTCCGGTCAGGCCCTTGATGTCCTTCTGCGCCTGGGCGACGTCGGATTGGACGGCGGGCAGCGTGGTGCCGGTGAGCGTGTCGAGCGTCTTCTGCGCCTGCGTCATGTCGGTCTCGAGCTGGGATTGCGCGGATTGGACGCCGGGGATGGTCACGTCGTTGAGGGTGTCGAGCTTGCCCTGCATGGCTGGCAGCGTGGTGCCGTTGAGGGTGTCGAGCGTCTTCTGCGCCTGTTCGAGGTCGGCCTCGAGCTGGGTCTGCGTGTCCTTGACGCCGGGGAGGGTCACGTCGTTGAGGTCCTTGATGCTGGAGCGGGCCGCGTCGAGGTCCTTCTGGAGGGCGTCGAGGTCGGATTGGAGGGCGCTGGCGTGCGCGACGGTCACGGTGAGGGGGTCGCTCGCGGGGCTCGCGTTGGGCGTGCTCGCGCCGTCGCGGTCGTGCGCGTCGTCGTATGCGACGGCGGTGACGGTGACGGTGTCGCCGGGCGTGAGGCCGCGCACGGTCACGCACCCGGCGCGGGACAGCTGGCCCGCGCTCACGCCGTCGACGAGCACGTCGATGTGGCTGAAGTCGTCGGGCACGCCGCCGTCGAGCGTGCCGTCCCACGTGACGTACACGAGCGTGTCGACGCTCGTGCACGCCAGGCCGGTCGGCGTGCCGGGGATGGTGTCGTCGTTCACCCACCGGACGAGGCCGGCCGCCCCGGTGATGGTGCCGGTGCCCTTGGGCGTGCCGTCCTCGGACGTCTGCCCGTCCGGGACGAACGCGCTGCCCGCGTTGGACGTCTGCTGGCTGCGGGCCGTGTCGAGCGCCTTGCTGGCGAGGCGCGCGACTTTCTCGAGGTCGCTTCCGCCGATCTTGATGTGCTTCATTTCAGATCCCTTCGTACCAGGGGACGGGCATCACGTCGAAGAGGATCTTCACGCGGCTGGAGCCGTCCCCGCTCATTTCCATGAGGGTCATCGCGTATTCGCCGTCCGGCAGGCACGGGTGGCCCGTGATGTCGACGGCGCACTCGCACCCGGGCCACAGGTCGCCCAACTGGGGCGTGCCCGGGTCGTTGAGGTCGTATTCGCCGCTGATCTGCATGATGGGCCGTGACTGCGCCCGCAGTTGGGCGAGGGCGGCCGACCGCAGCGCGTCGTACCGGTCCGCGTCCGTGTCGGACCACGCGGCCTCCCTGAGCACGTACCCGTCGGTGCGCTGCACCATGGCCATGTCCTCCGCGAGGCTGGTGAGTGTCTCCGCGTCCTGCCCGCTGCCGGTCGCGTACACGCGCTGGTAGCTCATCGCCCAGTCGACGCTAATGTCCTCGAGGGTGCCGCCGCCGGGGCGGATGCTCCAGTGCGGGCGGACGACCGGCTGCGGCAGGCGCGGGTCGCTGTCGCTCCCGGCGAGGAACCGGCAGCGCACGTGCAGCCCGTCGCCGGTCAGGTAGGGGCGCCACTGCATGTCCGGGCTGCCGTCCAGTCCGGCGAGCTTGTCGAACACCGCCTGCCCGCTGAGGTTCTGCACGTTCCACGCCTGGTAGGTGCGCGTGTGCACGCCAGTGTTCTCCCCGGCGGGATGCCGGCGCTTCTCCCCGCGGTACGTCCAGTCGACGGGGAGCGCGCCGCCCGGCTTCGCGTCGGTGCACAGCCACCCGACCTCGCTGGCGATGCCCCGGTACGTCATGCCCGTGAAGGCCACGCTCCCCGTGGCGCGCCGCTCACCGTACCCGCCCTCCGGCACGACATACCGGTCGGCGAGGAGGGAGTACACGCTACTGACCGTCAGCGTGCACGAGTCCCAGTCGCTGCTTATGCCGCTGATGACGCCGAACAGGAACGGCGTGCCGGGGAGCCCGGCCGTGACGTCGCCGTCCGTCCGGGCCATGCACGCGATCGCGCGCCTCTGCGGCTCCACGGCATGCCACCTGTCCGCCTGCGTGTCTCCCGGCACGGCGCTCCACGGCACGTCGATGCTCTGCACCTCGTCCCGGCCCACCTTGCGGCTCTTGATGGTCGACAGGCTCGAATCGTTCACCGTCAGGCTCCACGACGCGCTGCCCAGGTCTATGCGCTGGTCGAGGAGCCCGGTGCGCGCGTCGCACAGCCAGTATTCGATCCTCACGACGCGACCCCCAGGTCGATCACGTCGATCGTGCGCAGCCCCTGCCACGTGCACTGCGCGGCGCCCACGTTCGCCTTGGCCTGCACGCCGACGCTGTGCGCGCCCGCGGGCAGTTCCACGATCCACGACACGGTCTGCCTGTTGTAGTACGGGCCGACGGCTATCTCGTCGGCCCCGTCGCTCGCGACGCCGCCGTCGACGACGAGGCGCGTGTACATGCTCGACGCCGAGCCGGCGCTGGCGCGGAACGTGAAGCGCGCCTCGACGAGACGCCGGGTCGGGAGGCTGAGGGTGCTGGCCGCGACCTGCAGCGTCCACTCCCCCGTCCAGTCCTGCTTGTCGATGCCGGTGTTCTGACCGTGGCACACTCGCCCGAGGGTCGCGCCGTACGGGACGGCGAGCGCGCCCTGGGTGATGCTCGTGCCGCTGCCGGTGCTGGTCATGCCTGCCGGCACGCGCACGCTCGCGACCATGAGGCTCCCGTCGGGCAGCGACGGCGTCGCGGGGCTGGCCGACGCGACGCCCTTGATGACGCTCACGGTGACCGAGTGACGGCCGTCGAGCGTGGGGTCGGCCGCCTTGAGGGCGATCACGTCGATGCGCGGGTACGTGGAGTCGCCGGCCGTGCCGGTGACGCTTCCCCCGTCCCACGCGGCGATGCGCGTGCCGTCCGAGCCGCGCGGCACGACGGCCACGCCCGCGGCGACCGTGTACGTCAGGCCGCCGGTGCCGGTCACGCCCAGGCCGGTGACGATGCCGCCCGTCGGGTAGAGTGCGGCGAGTATCCTCCGGTGGTCCGCCGCCGTCAGCCCCGCGCCGTTCGAGTCGACGCCCGTTCCCAAAGATCCGCTCATTGTGTCCGCTCCTTTCGATGCGTCAGATGTAGGTGTCCTGCGTCTGCCAGCCGACCGCGCCGCCAGCCGCGCCCTCGTACACGAGGCTGAGGGTGCTTCCCGGCGGGATGCTGGGCCACTGGCGGCTCTCGAAGCCGCTCGTCACGTCCAGTCCCCCGTACGTGGCGGTGCCGCGGCGCGTGTCCACGTCGATTGGCTGCGAGCCGTGCGCCGGCGGCCGGCAGGAGACGAGGCCGGTCGACCCGTCTCCGGACGACCAGCGCACGCCCACGCTCCCCCCGCTGCCGTTCGGCAGCGAGAACAGGAGGCGCGGGTACGCGCGGTGGTTGCCGCGGTTGCGGAGCGTCGCGCGCATCGTCGCGCCCGCCGCGAGGGTCTCCCGGTAGTCCACGGGGTACGCCGCCGGGTATGGCAGGCCCCCGCCGGAGTACGCGCCTCCGGGCTCGAGCTCGCCCTGCGACACGTCCACGGAGTATTTCAACGGGTCGGGGCACACGACCGTCAGCGTGCACGTGTCCGCGCCACGCGTCCACACGTCGCTCCACGCGGGTGTCACGTACCCGGTCACGTACCGGGCGTCCGATCCCTCGTGCACGGTCAGGCGCACGCGGGCGCGGCCCATGAACATGCCGATGCGGTCGCGTGCGGCGAGCAGCTGGGAGCGGTCTCCGAGCGCGGCGAACGTGAGGGTGACGGTGCGGCTGGAGTACAGGACGAGCGCGTCGCCCACGGCGTGCGCGCCGTCGTCAGCCTGCATCTCGGTCAGGCTGGTCTTCGCCGCGGGCGCGCTCCACCAGCCGGCGATGCCGTCCGACGTCAGGCGCAGGCTCCCCGTGCCCTCGTCCGACGGGTCGCCGATGACGAGCGGCGGCACGTCCGGCGCCGACAGCTCGCACCACAAGGATCCGTCTGCCATCTAGATGACCTCCCTCGAGATAGTGCGCGCGAGGATCGGGACGGCCGTGTACAGGTCATCGTCCTGGCGGATGATGCTCGCGTTCACGTTGACCACGGTGCCGTTCGCGCGCGACGCGGCGTGGCTCCCGCCGCCGGCCATGGAGGCCGCGGCCATGGCGAGGGCGGGAGCCACGCCCAGCGCGGCGGGCGTGGCGGAGTCCGCAAGCGCGCCGCGCATGCCGTCCCCGACCGCGCCGGCGACGTCCAGCGCGGCGCGCACCGGCCCGTCCGAGTACCTGTCGATGCCGCGGGTCAGGCCCGCGTCGATCATCCGCCCGTAGTACGCCATGAGGCGTGACGGCGAGTGGATGCCGAAGAAGTTCTTGAACCCGTTGGCGATGTCGCCGGCCACGCCCTTGACGGTGTCCACGACGCCGCCGGCGAAGTTCTTCAGACCGTTGCCGATGCCGCTGATGATGTTGTGGCCTATCTCGCCCCAGTCGACGCTCGTGAACGCGTCCTTGATGCCGCTGATGATCTTCGGGATGGACTTCAGCAGCTCCGGGATGGCCTTGATGAGGCCCCCGGCGAGCGCCTGGAGGATCTGGAAGCCCGCGGTGATGATCTGCGGCAGGTTGGAGATGAGCCCGCTGACGATGCTCGCGATGACTGCGGGCAGCATGGCGACGAGCTGTGGGATGGCGGTGATGATGCCCTGCGCGAGTTCGACGAGCAGCTGGATGCCGGTCGTCAGGATCTGCGGGAGCATGGCGAGGATGCCGTTGACGATGCTGTTGATGACTGCGGGCAGCTGGGCGACCAGCTGCGGGATGGCGCCGATGATGCCCTGCGCGAGCTGCAGGAGCAGCGTCATGCCGGTGTCGAGGATCATCGGCAGGAGCGTCGTGACGGTGTCGACGATGCTCTGGATGACGGTCGGGAGCATGCCGACGAGCAGTGGGATGGCGTCTGTGATGCCCTGGATGACGCCCTGCAGCACCTGCTGTCCGGTCGCCAGGAGCGTGGGCAGGAGCGTGACGAGCGTGTCCGTGACCGTCTGCAGGATCGTGGGGATCATCGCGACGAGCGTGGGGATCGCCGTGAGCACGCCCTGGATGACGCCCTGCAGTACCTGCGCGCCAGTCGCCAGGAGCGTCGGCAGGAGCGTGGTGATGGCCGTCTGCACGCTCGCGAGGATCCCGGGGAGTGCTGCGGCGACGAGGGGCAGCGCCTGCGTGACGCCCTGCACGATGCCGGTCAGGATCTGCCCGCCGGCCGCGATGATGCCAGGCCCCGCGACCGTCAGGCCCGTCAGGAACGTCTGGATGATGCCGGGCGCCGCCTGCGCGAGCTGCACGCCGGCCTGCGCGAGACCGGTGACGATCCCCTCGAACAGTCGCATGGTGGCCGACAGGAGGCCCGGCAGTTGGGCGAGCAGGCCGCCGGCGAGCGTCGTCACGAGGGTCGCTGCGCCCGTCACGAGCTGCGGAGCGCCCTGCGCGAGACCGGTCAGGAGCAGTTGGATGATCTGCCCGGCCCCGGTGATGACGCTCGGCAGGACGCTCGTGACGCCCTGAAGGACGCTCGCGGCGAGCTGCACGCCGGACTGCATGAGCCCGGGAAGGCGTACGGTCAGCTGGCTGACGAATCCCGTGACGAGCTCGGGGGCTTTCGCGCTGACGGTGGCGATGGTCTGCGCGAGCTGCCCGTCCATGCTCTGGTTGAGCGCGCCGAACCCGGCGACCGCCGCGGCGGCGAGGCTTCCGAACGCGAACAGCTTGAGCATGCGGCCGGGCGCGAATACGTTGGCGACCGTGCCGAGCACGTCCTGCGCGGCGCTCCCGGCGGCGCTACCGGCGCTCCTCAGCCCGTTGACGAGCTGCGGGGCGACCTGCCTGGCGGCGTTGGCGGCGGTGTCGCCGAGGCCTCCGAGCACGTTGCCCGCGCCCTGCACGACGTTAGCCAGCTGCTTGCCGACGCCCGTGTTCGCGACCGCCTGCGCGGCCTTCCTCACGTTGATGCCGGCCTGTTCCGCGTACATGCTGACGAACGCGCCGGCGTTGCGCGCGGCTTTGCCGACGTTGATGGCGCCCTGCTCCGCGTACATGCTGACGAACGCCCACGAGTCCTTGGCCGCGCCGATCATCTTCTGCCCGGCCCCGGTGTTGGCGAGCGCATTCATGGCCTGCCCGAGGGGCTTGGCCATCTGCTGCACGCCGCCCGCCATGCGCCCGATGCCGGACTGCCACGCCGCCTGCCACGCCGTGCCGATGCCTTCGACGGCATGGCCGGCGCGGTCGCCCAGGTCGCCGCCGACGAGCTGGAAGGCGGCGCCGATGCTGTCGCCGCCCTCGAGCACGCCCTGGGCGAGTGTCTGCGCGTACAGTTGCATGCCGCTGGACTGCCATGCCTCGCCGATGGCCTGCGTGACCCCCGCGGCCTGCGTGCCGAGGGTGGCGGACATCTTCCGCAGGGCGCCTCCCGCGGCGGCGGCCAGCTGGTCGATGCCCTGGGAGATGCCGCCGCCCTTGGCAAGGAGCGCGCCGACGCCGGTGAGGGCGCCGAGGCCTGACGCGGCCTCGACGGCCGCGCCGGCGAGCTTGCCGACGGTCACGCTGCCGTTCTTCAGCCCGTCCGTCAGTCCCGTCAGCAGTCCGTTGGCCTGCTGGAGGAGCGGCTGCGCCTTGGACACGAGCCCGTTGACGAGGGGCGTGACCTGCGCGGTGACCTGGTCGAGCAGGGGGATGACGTTGTTGAGCGTGTCCTTGAGCGCCGAAAGCGCGGGCGTGGCGGCCGTCTCGCCGAGGCGGGACAGCGCGGCCCTGGCGTTGTCGAGGGCGCCGCTGAACGTCTGGCCGGCGCTGAGGGCGGCGCCGCCCATGCCCGCCTGCAAGGCCGCGGCGAAAGTCTTGAAGTCGATGTCGCCGTCGTGCACCATGTCGCTGATGTCTTCGGTGGTCTTGCCCAGCTGTTTGCTGAGCATCTGCAGGACGGGCACGCCCGCGCTCGTCAGCTGGAGCATGTCGTCGCCCTGGAGCTTGCCGCGCGCGGCGACGGAACCGAAGATGGCGCCCACGTCCGTCAGGCTCCGGCCGCTGATGGTGGCGGTGTCGGCGACGGTCTTGAGGACGCTGGTGAGCTGGTCGCCTTCCTTGACGCCGGCGGCGCTCAGGCTTGCGGCGACGGTCGCCGCGTCTCCCAGACCGTACGCGGTGCCCTTCACCGAGGCGAGCGCATCCTGCATGATCTCGCTGACGCTCTGCGCCGAATGGCCCAGTCCGGTGAGCTTCGCCTGCGCACCCTCGATGGCGAGGGCTCGGCTGACGCCGCCGGTGGCGGCGAGCGTGCCCACGCCGCCGGTGATGGCGGTCATCGCGGCGAGCCCGGTCTTGCCGAGCGCGCCCAACGCGCCGCCGAGGGTCTTGGACAGGCCTGACGCGGCCTTGCCCGCGGCGGATTCGACGGCCCCGCCGATGCTGTCGGCGGCGGCGGCCGTGCCCGAGCCGATCTGGGATTCGAGGCTTTTGCCGAATCCCTTGGCGCTGGGCATGACCTTGACATACACGGTGCCGACGTCGCTCACCTTGGTCTCCTTAGTCGTTGATATGCCAGAGGCGCTTGAGCCTCTCCCTGTCCTCGAGCTGCCTGCTGCGCGGCTGCGCGCGACGGGACGCGAGCGGGTCCGCGCCCTGCCACGGTTGCCTCTCGCCCCGCTTATGGTCGCCCAGGGCCCATGCGACCTGCTCCGCCTGCCCCGGCATGTGCGTCCACCCGGCGAGCGCCGCGTACGAGTGAGTGCCCGGGTCGCGCAGGATCTCGCGCGTCATGTCCCACGCCGTGCCCGCGCCGATACGCGCGCGCTCCGCTCCGGCGCGCCACGCGCGCATGGTCAGGGGCTGCCACGCGCGCCCGTACGCGGCACGCCAGTCGATGGCGAGCGCCCACGGGCGCGCGTGCACCAGCCAGATCAGGACGCCGATTTTGGGTCGAGGCCGCTCTGCGCCTGCCATGCTTCGACCGTGGCGGACAGCCACAGGACGCCGTCCTTGCTCGTCGCGACGAACTGCCAGAAGTCCGGGTGCTCGCGTTTGAACCATTCGGCGATGGAGGCGAAGTACAGGCCGTTCGCCGCGCCGCTGGTGATGCTTCCATCCTCGAGCGACTTGGACAGACTGAGTGCTCCAGTGAGCAGTTCGACGGGGATGCGGGGGCCGTTGAGGTTGGGCAGGTCGAGGTGGTGTCCGGCGACGTCAAGGTGCACGTCCGGCAGTGCCGTGGCCGTGGTCTCGGGCAGTTCGACGGGCGTGTACTCGCCCTCGTACTCGGGTGCGGCGGCGTTCGCGGCGGGGCCGGCCGTCTTCTTCGTGGTGCGCTTGCTGGTGGATGCCATGGTGTCTCCGATGCTTTGTCGTTGTGTCCGGACGCCTTGCGAGGGACCCCGCGCCGTGGCATCCGGTGGCGGCGCGGGGAGAATGAAGGTGGCCCCGCCGCGAAGCGTGGCGGGGCCGGTGGCGGGTTATTCGGTGGACAGGCCGTACACGTGGACCATCTTGTGCGTGCCGCTGCCGTTGCGGGCGCGGAACGTGAGGTCGAACTTGAGGGTGTCCGTGTACAGGCCCTGCATGTCGCCTCGGTCGGACACGACGGCGTTCTCGAGGTGGATGAGGAGCGGCTTGTCGTTCTGGTCCATGCCGACGACGACGACCTCCCACGCGGTGGTGGTGGCCGCGTCGGACAGGTCGAAGCCGCCCGACGCGTTCGCGGCCGCGCCGAAGTACGCCTCGAGCACGGTCTTGCGGCATTCGAGGCCGACGACCTGCGCCGTCCAGTAGCCGCCGGAACGGTCGTAGTACACGGTGTCGCCGTTGTGGCCCTTGATCTCGGTCTCGTTGCCCGGCTCCGGGTGCAGGGTGAAGCCGTCCTCGCTGAAGTAGCCGATCGGCTTCGCGCTGCCGGGCGTCCAGTCCGTGCCGGTTGGCGCTTTGAATGACTCGTCGCCGGTGTGGTAGAGGAACACGGCGCCCTGCTTGACGACGCGCACGTTGCCCGCGTCGTTGCCGGCGGTGATGTAGCTTGTCGACACGGTGGTCGACGTCCCTGTGTCTGCCATTTATGGCCTCCTAATCGCCCGCGGGCGTGCCCGCGAGGCTGATGCTGATGATGCCGTAGGCGCTGGTGCGCCCGTCGGCCGTGATGCGGGCCGGGCCCGCCTGGTGTTCGGCGTGGACGAGGGGACGGTCCGCGCCGTGGCTGAGGATGATGCGCTCCACGCGGTCGAACAGGACCATGGCCGCCTGCCAGTCGCCCGTGCCGTCCGCGCGCAGGACGGTGCAGTCCACGCGCAAAGCCACGGAGCGGGTGACGGGCGACTCCATGCCGCCCGCCTCCGCGCTAAGCACGACCTGTTGGAACGGGGCTTCGAGGGTCTCGTCCCACACGGTGCGGAACGCGACTCCGGGAAGCGCGGCGCGCAGGACGGGCAGGAGCAGGGGCTCGACCCTCTGGTATGAGAGGCTCATGAGACCTTCACCCCCTGCACGGAGCGCGTGAGTGCGCCGGTGGCGCGTTCGATGCCGGCGGGGCACACCATGAGCGCGCCCTCCCTGCCCGAGCGGGTCAGGCGGTGCACATACACGTGGCTCTCGCCCGCCGCGGCTGTGTTCGCGGCGCTTTCGATACGGTCGCCTATCGCCTTCATGTTCAGAACCTGCGCGCGGAACGCACCCCTGTCGAGGACGAACATGACGCGGTCACTGCCGGGCATCGCTGCTCCTTTCGAGGTTGACGTGGATCACGTCGCCCGCGTGCGTACCGTCCGGACGCGTCCACGAGGCGACGACACCGTCCACGGGCACCACGCGGCCGCGCACACGCAGCAGGTCGGTCGACCTGATGCCGGTGGCCCGCCCGGGCACGTACACGTCGTGCGTCCACGTGACGCCGCCGGCGGTCTCCGTCGGGCTTTCCGGCACCGTGGCCGGCGCGACGAGCGCGGGGAACGTCGCCCATTCCACGGGCTGGCCGTGGATGGGGTTGCCGTCCTCGTCCGTCGACTGCTCGCCGCGCAGCACGGTGACTGTCTCCGGGCATTGCATCGTCACTCGCCCTCCCCGCCTATGGCGACGCTGAACGCGGTCTGCGCGCCGCTGCCGAGCGACTGCCGCTCGACCTTCGTCAGGTACAGGTCGCCGGACGGGTTCCCGTACGACCATGACTGGCTGAACGGGCCGACCGTCTGGCTGGACTGCGTCACGCCCGCCATGTCGCCCGACTGCATGGCGCGGATGACCATCTGGCACGTGACGCGCCTGAGGGTCGCCTCGCCCGCCTGGGCGTACCGGGGGCAGGAGGTGCGGATCAGGTCGCCCGCATCCTCGATGAGCGCCGCGCACCGCGTCGCCTCCACGTCGGTGAGGGCGCGCCAGCGGGCCTCCACGTCACCCACGGTCGCGTAAACGTCCGTCATGGCGCGCCTCCCGTTCAGGCGGTGAGGAGCACGAAGCGGGCGGCGTCGCGGATGCGGAACCCGAACTCGAGCTCGATGCGCACGGCGAACATGTTGTTCTCCCACAGGTTCACCTGCGTGCCGTCGATCGTGAGGGTCGCCTGGTCGCTGACCGTTGTCTGGATGCCCTCGACGCTGCCCCACGTGGCGGACGCGAACTCGCCGGCCACGCCGACGACCTCAGCGGTCGCGTGGTCGCCGGCCGTGGCGTCCACGTGCACGCCCTTGCTGACGTGCACCGGGTGGCCGAGGAGCGTGCTCACGTCGGACGCGCCAACGCCGTCGAGGAACAGCGGGCGGCCGTTGGCATCCGTCGCCTGCCGCAGGAGGCTGCGGCCCTGCGGGCTCAGCGCCCAGCCGTCCACCTCACCGTCGGCGGCGGTGACCTTGTCGTCCGCGTCGTTCAGGCTCTTCCAGATGGTCTTGCCGAGGCTGACGCGCGTGCAGCCCTTGAGCGTGTCGAACTCCGCGCCCGGAGCGTCGACCGTGCCCATGATGGTCCGGTCGATCGTGCGGGCGATGGCCTGCGGGCCCTTCGCGACGACCTGCTCGTACAGGGCGGCGTAGTCGCGGCGGAACTGGTTGGAGAACGGGAGGATCACGGCGATCGTGTACGGCAGCATGTCCTTCTTGCCGAACGTGACGCCGCTCTTGGGCTTGACGCCGCCCTCCTGAACCCACGCGGCCTCAGGGTCGCCGGTGATGATCGGGACGCGCACGCCCGCGCCGGGCAGCTTCGTCTGGGGGACGAGCTGCATGAAGGCGGACTCGTATTGCGCGGTCTGCCAGATCTCCGCCTGGGTCTCGGGCGTCAGCTCGAGGCCGGTGGTGTTACGGGTCATCGTGGGGTTGGCCATGATGCCCTCCTTCCTGCCGGGCCGTGCCCGGCGTCAGTACTGTTTGTCGTTTGTCAGAAGCCGGCCTCGTGCATGGCGTGCGCGAAGTCCTGCGCGTTGCTGCGCCTGCCGTGCGGCACGGCGTCGTGTGCGCTTTGCTCGGCCACCGAGGCGCGCGCCCGCGCGTCGCCCATGGCCTTCGCCACGGTGTCCGCGGCCTTGCCGAGGGTCTCCTCGTCGTCTCCGGCGAGGGCGGCGACCACGTCCGCGGGCAGGCCCTTGTCGGCGGAGACCTTCGCCACGAGCGCGCGGCGGCGTTCCGCCGTCTCGTACCCCTCGACCCTGGCCTCGAGCTCCTTGAGGCGGTCCGCGTCGGTCCTGGCCGCGTCGGCCTCCCCTTTGAGCTGGTCCGCCTGCCGGCGGTTGGCCTTGCTTCGCTCCTCCCACTTGCGGGATTCGGCGACTGCCTGCTCGTACTTCGCCTTCCAGTCGACCTGCGGCCGCTCCGGTTCCTGCGCGTCGCCGTGCGGCTCCGCGCCCGCCGTCACCGCCGTCCCGTCCGCCTGGGTGGTTTCGTCTGCCATATGCCTGTGACTCCTTTTCTATGATCCGGGCCCCGTGCGGTGCCCACCGTCCCACGCGCCGTGCGGCCCGTGGCGATTCGCGGCCGCCCAGGGGCTCGCACCCTGACGCGGGGGCAATGCCCTCCCCCGCGCGCACTCCACGACAGCCAAAACACCCCACCACACGGGGCGGGGAACGGTGATTCAGGACTCCCGGTGGCCGTCGGCGACGATCTCCGGGGCACGGTCGCCCAGGTGGAAGCGGAGGCGCTTCATCAGCACATCCGCATACTCGCGGATCGCATACTCCTGGTCAGACATGAGCTCCTCCTCGCCGGACTCCTCCAACTCGCGGTAATGCAAGGCCCTGTAGTCCGCAAGCCGCGTCTTCCTGCCCACGAGCTCCCTGTACTCGTCGACCATGCGCATCAGATACCCGGGAATGCCGTCAGACATGACACCCACCTTCCTTTCAGACGTCTTTCCTTCCTCCGGCTCGTACACGCGGTCGGGGGCCGCATCGTAATGCCTGACGTGCACGCCGCCGGACGCGGCTCTCGTGACCTCGTACAGGCGGTCGTCCGCCGGGTCGTCCGTGATGGCGAAGCACGACCACGCGCCCAGAAGGTACGTGTACGACTTCACCAGCACGGCGACACCATCGCCATACTCCACTCCCAGCGCGGAGCGCGCATACCAGCGCACGGCCCCGTCCACAACATCGACAACACCCATCGGCGTCCTCCTTCGGATATGCAAAACCCCGCAGGGTCTGCGGGGTCGGTAAAAGAAAAGCCGCCCGAAGGCGGCCAATCGTGGCGGCTGCTGGGTTCGGACCAGCGCGGGGCTAAGCCACCCGGTTTACAGCCGGGCCCTTTCGACCACTCAGGCAAACCGCCAAACTTGTGTTATGCTTCGATTTGAAGCCGTTGGCCCTCTGCGTGATTGGAATAACATCTGAAGAGCGGAGGATTACCAACGGCTTCATCATTCAAGATGAATCTCGCGCAGTCCTGTGCTGTCCATGAGGAACAGTCTGCGTACCGCAGTGCCGTTCGCTGCGTTGTTCACGTTATAGCGCTCGAGTTGGTGGATGAGCTTCTGCTTGGCTTCGACACCGCCGATATCGACAACGAAACAATCCTTGATAACTCCATGGTTTTCATGTGCCGATCTCACGGCGGAGGAGATGCGCCCAGCGATGTGCTTGTACTTATCTCCGGTCATCGACTTGAGCTCGAACTCTTCGCCTTGCTCAATCCAACGAAAATCGTTCGTCGACTTCCATCGTTCCGTGTCTCGCGGTATCCATTCGACGTGGTTGCCGAGATTCTCGAACTTCTCGAGGAACACGATCTCCTGCGGGTACAGCGCCTCCACCGAACCGGGAACGCCGACTGCCTCCTGTCGCCTGCGCCATTCCTCGTCGGTCACGTCGCCGCAACCACGCAGCGACAGGATGCGGTTCTCGTTCGGCGAGTGCGGCACGCGCCAGCCACCGCCAGCCGAATCGGAACCATGCCCGTTGCCACTGCCAGGCGGGTTACCGCCGCCAGACGAGCCAGAACCAGAACCTCCACCCGATCGTGGCGGCTTCCCGCCGCCACCCGAACCCGCCTCGGCCTTGGGCGGCTGGGGCGAGTCGCTCACGCCGCCGTTCCGGCGCAGCGCGGCCAGGACATCCTCCTCGGACGCGCCATACCCGCCCGCATCGGCCACTGCCTTCTCGTACAGGTCGTAGTACCTGCCCGGGTCATAGCCCTTGATGCCGTGCCCGAAGTCGGGAAGTGCCTGGCAGTCGCAGTGCGCGTGCACGCTGCCGCGCGCCGACGCCTTCGACTTGTACACGCCGCCGCGGGAGGCGAGCATCACGCACCACGCGCACGTCCTCGCGCCGGTCGGCACAATCGCATACCTCGCGGCCCGAGGGTCGCGCTCCGCGTTCCGCGCGAGCGTGTCCTGCCCCGCCTGCCTGACGTGGCGCTCCACCACCTCGTGCACGCGGGACAATGCCTCGCCACGCGGGTCCGCGGACTTGGCGTCGAACAGGGGCTGCGCCGCCCACCGGGCTGACTCCGCCGCCCTGTCGAGAGCCTCGCCCGACACGTCCGAGGGCAGTGCCTCGAAACCGTCGCCCGCGCCGCCGTCGAGAGAACGCACCGCCTGGTACCATTCCGCCGCCACCGTGCCCGCCATGCCCCCGTACCGGCGCACGAGCGCGGGCACCGCGTCATCCAGAAGGCGGCGCAGCGCGACGGGGTCCGTGACCCTGCCGGCCTTCGCCCACAGGGCGTCAATCGCCTTGAGCGACAGCTGCACCACCTTGTCCTGGCTCGCCGCCAGCTTCCTCGCCTGGGCCATCGTCGTCACCGGCGGTCGCCTCCGTTCCCGTGCCCTGCTGCGCGTCGTCGCTCAGGAGCCTGAGCAGCGCGCTGTCGGATTCCGTCTGCGTCCGCCTGGCGCGCAGGCGGATGATCTCGCCGCGGCTCAGGCCGGCGCGCGCCCAGCCCACGTCCGAGTCGGCGAACCCTGGGATGGCGGACGCGAGCTTCGTGAACGCGTCCGCGCTCATGCTCGCGCTCGGCGTGTTCGGGTTCCGCCAGTCCGCCTGCAACTGGTCGAGATCCGAGTCCGACACGCTTGGGTCCGCGGCACGCACCACGAGCCGCGCCATGCCCAGCAGGCTCTGCCCGAAGTCACGCGCGCACCGCTGCGCCTCGATGATGAGGTCCTCGCGCTGCGCGTCCGTCGCCTCAGCGCTCGTCGGGTTGCTGTCGGCGACCACGCCCAGGCTCGACGCGGGGATGTTCATCGAACTGGCGAACATGCTCGCCAGCATCTTGAACGCCTGGATGGTGGAGTCCGCGCCGCTCGACGCGAGCTGCACCACCTGCGGGCTGTCGCCGTCCGAGTCCTTCGTGATGATCTGCATGCGCCCCATGTACGCGCGCAGAGCGTCGTCCGGGCTCATGGCCGCCAGGTCGTCGCTCGCGCCCAGGATGAAGATCTTCGGCCACGAGTAGAACAGCTCGTTCGCGTCGACGCACACGAGCATGCGGTCGGCCGCGTCGATGCAGCGCATCGCGTCACGGCTGATGCGGCTCCTGCCGAACGGCTTCGTCTCCGTCGGCTTGTACGCGAGGCGCTGCACGCCGCACGTGCCGTCGATGCTCGGCTGCCAGCCGGTCAACGTCCACACGCCGTCCACACGCCTCACGCCGACCGTGCGGTCGGGCAGGTAGAGGACGAGGCCGGTCACGTTGTCATGCCGGTCCATGTCGGTGACGGCCATGCACGCCTCGACACGCCGCTCCGGGTAGTTCCACAGGGCCGCGGCGCTCTCCGCGGTGTGCGTGCGCACGACCGGGCGCCCCTGCGCGTCCCTGAGGGTCGCAAGGAACGAGCACCCATGGATGAGGGCCGTCTGTATCGCCTGCTGGAGGATGCCGCCGAACCCGATGCGCTGGAGCGTCGCCGTGAGGTTCCACGGGTCGGACGCCTTCGGGCTGACGAACCCCTCGAACACGCACAGCTCGGCGAGCATGTCCACCGCCTTGCGCGCCCACCCGACGGGCGTGTACTGGCGTTTGATGCTGTCCGGGACCTTCATGTCGCCAGGCCAGCGGAGCGGCTGCTTCGCCTCGTAGTACTCGGTGAGCGTCCGGTTGCGCGCGCGGTGCCTCGTCCACACGTCGGACAGTCCGGCGAGCAGGCCATTCTCCTCCCCGGTGAGGCCGTCCACGCTGCTCGGGGGCGCCTGCAGCTCCGGCTGCCTCACGTCCCCGCCCATGGGCGCCCACCCGTCGGGCGCCTCCGTGACCTGCGTCATTTAGAATCCTCCGATGGCCTGCCGCCTTCCCGGGCGGCGTTTCGAGTTCCATGCGCCGTGCACGGCGAGCGTGCAGGCGACCAAGGGGCTGATGTCCGTGTCCGTGCCGGCACGGTTCCACGCCCACGAGCCGGCCGAACCGACCGGGCGGCGGGTCGCGCCAGCCACGGCGGCGGCCAGCTGCGGCTGGTCGGCGTCGGGACGGTGGGTGAGCGTACCGGCGCGCAGCATGTCCGACCAGCGGCCACACGCGCGCGCGATGTCGCGCACGCCCGTCACCGTGACCCTCACATGCCGGTCCGAGAGGTCCGGCAGGAGGCTCATCGCGGGGCTCTGCGCGTCGATGACGACCGCCGCGAGACGCGGCCACCTGCCGGCGACCCAGTCCACGACGTCCTGGGCGCGCGTGACCGGCTCGCACCTGACGAGCTGCACATGCCCCGCGTCACCGGAACGCCAGCAGCAGCCGACGTTCACCGTGCCACGGTCCGGCGGCATGTCGATGCCGAGGCTCGGAACGCCGTCCGCGGGCTTGCCATCGGCGACCGTCGCCGACCACACGGCCGGGTCGATCGCATGGTCGACCGTCGCCTCGTTCCAGATACCCAAAGCCTCACGGCGGAAGTCATCCTCAGGAAGGAGCTGGCGGAGGCGCACGATCGCGTCCTCCGGCGTCCTGTGCGGGTAGCTGGGGTTCGCCACGGCCCACGCCTCCCGGTCGTCGCTGTCGCAGTCCCTCGGGGCGGCCAGCTCCACGTACGCCATGCCGTGCGCCCCGCCATCCAACGCCTGGCGGCGTTTCGCGGCGAACACCTCCGACGGGTCGCCAGGCTTCGGCGGGTTCCCGAGGAACACCGCCAGCGGGTCCGGGGCCGTGTTCATGACCGGCAGGAGGTTCGCCAGCGCGCGGTCCGTCAGGATCTGCGCCTCGTCGAACACCTCCACGTCGGCTCCGTGCAGGCCACGGCCGAAGCCGTTCTCACGCGCTCCGAACATGATGCGGCTGCCGTTAGAGAAGCCGATGGCCTGCTGGCCGTTCGCGCGGCGTATCCCGGCCACGTGCCGGGCCACGCCCGGGGACTCCGCCAGGCCGGACAGGTCGGCGAACGTCTCGTCGCTCGTCCTCGTGTGGTGCGCGGTCCAGATGACAGTCGTGCCCGGCGCGAGGATGCAGTGCACGAACATGCTCGAGCCCAGTGCGAACGTCTTGCCTATCTGCCGGCACGAGCTGAGCGTCAGGCCGCCCGACCCGCACGCGTACCTGCCGTCCGCGGCGCGGCCGAACAGGATCTGCAGGAGCCCCTGCTGCCACGCGTCGTAGGTGATGCCCATGCGGGAGGCGACCAGGCGGATGCGGGGGAAGTCGCTCGACGCGAGCGGCGGGTATTCGAGCACCCGGGCCACGTCAGATAGCAATCTTCCCGTCATCCTCGCCCACCTCCATGCCTTCGAGGCCGCCGAGCAGCGGGTCGACGCCGCTCACCCGGTCGAGCCTCTCGCTCGCGTCGATCAGCGCCTTGCTGATGCCCGGCAGCGAGTTGGCCGGGGTGTCGGCGTCGTCCAGGGCCTTGCGGAGCCGGTTCTTGATCGCGCGGAGGGTGTCCTCCGTGCTCTCGTCCATCATGCGGTGGAACTCGGCGATGCTCAGGTCGGCGGCGCCACCGGTCTCAGGCACGGGCACGCGCACCGCGGGCTTCGCCTTCGGCTTCTGCTTCCGTTCCGCCCCGGGCCGAGGCTCCGCGGGGAGCTTGCCGGCCTTGCGCAGCTTGTACGCCTTCGTCTTGCACGCTCCGGAGCAGTATTTCTGCGGCTTGCCATGCCCAGACGGCACGTACTCCCTGCCGCACACCAAGCACTGCATGCCGATCACGCCCTTCATCGTCACCATTGGCCGCGTTTCGCACCGGCCACGTTTGCCCCCGGCGGTCACGTTTGGTAAGCCGGGAGGGATAGCGGCCCTATGCGCACGGGAGGTGGCCGGCACCCCCTCCGGGGGTCCCTCCCCCACCCCCGGGAACACGAGTGTGGTCTGACTACATTTTCTAGCGTCTGTGTGGTCTGACCACATTCCCGGTGCGGCGACGCAAAACGCCTTTCGATACTCCTGCATCGCGCCGCGTCCTCGCGCGCCAGCGGGCCGCGGGGCGCGCCGGTCACACGTCGTCGCACCGCAGCCCACCGCCGGAACCATGCGCCGCGGCGTGCGCGCCGCCGGGCGCGAGGCCGAGCCGTTCGCGCGCCGCTTGCGGGCTCTTGTTGCCCCGAACCTCGTTGCAGATCCTGTGCGCGAGCCTCACGTTGTCCCAGGCCAAGGGGTCGCCGCCGCGGCTGACCGGGATGACCTCGTCGACCTCCCCGCTCCACGGGTGGCCTGGTGGCAGGGTCTTGTCCACGGGCCGGCCACACAGCCAGCACGTGTCGTAGGCGGCGAGCACGCGGCGGCGAAGCCGGGTGCGGCGACTGCCGTTGCGCCGCCGCGGGTTGCTCTTGGATGTCATGGTGGGGCCTCCGGTATCGGGCCGGCACGCGCGTATATCACTGCGGCGGGAGAGTCTGGGGCGCCTGAAAAGGGACGAAGGACGCCCCGGGGTTGCGCGCCGCCACCTGGTGGCGGGCCCCGTGCGCATCCGGGCGGCTGGGGAAATCAACACCAAAAAGCCATGCCGCTCGCGGATACGCCGAAGGCCAGCCCCACAGGACTGGCCAACACTACTAAGAATAGAGTGACAGCCCCGGCTTGTCAAGCGCGCGCCGCGCCCGGCGACGTGTCGAGGGCGTCCAGCAGGGCGCGGCACGAGACGCGCCACACGCCCCTGTCCACTCGCTCGCCCGCGAGCCGACCGCGCTCCAGCCACTTGCTCACACGGTTGCCGGTGACGTGCACGCCGGTCATGGCCGACAGCCAGCGCGCGATCTGCGCGGGCGTGCCCGCCACCTCGTGCCACGCGGTCTCCTCGCGGATCCGCGCCGCCCTCGACTCCTCGAGCACGCTCACGAGGCTGACCGTTCCGCACACGCGGCACCGCACCGTCGCGTCACCCGCGCAGGCGAACAGCGTCTGCCCGCAGCCGGGGCAGTCACCAGCCGGCCTGCGATCCACGGGCGGGTCGCACAGGCGCTCGCACCTGGCGAGCATGCTGCGCGTCGCGTCCCGCGCGTACCCGGCCTCCGGGCTCCGGGCGGCGATGCGGCCAAGGCCGGTGATGGCGACGGCGAGGCACCGCCTCCAATCCCGCACGCACCACATGCGCTCGTCCGCCAGCGTGGCGAGCCAGTGCACCCATTGGTCGAGCTCCTCCAGCTGCATGCTGGCGGTCCAGTCCACCGGCTGGGGCGGCGTGCCCTTGCGCGATCCGCCGCCTTGGGGGCGGCTGGCCTGCCGCATGGCCTTGGACTGGAGCGCCGCCCGCACGCCCGGTATGCTCTCCAGCTCCTTCAGCCACTCCACTGTGCACTTGTCGCACAGGCGCGCGCCGCCTGTCTGCGCCTTGCACGACTGGCAGATTCTCACGCTCATCACTCTTCCTCCTCGTCTTGGTCTTGGTCGAACAGTGTCAGTGGCGGCTCCACGGCCGCCCACGGATCACCAGGCGCAGGCCGCGCCCCGGGAAGGAACGACAGGTCCTGCGCGGGCGCCGCATCCCCCGGCATGCCGGTGTCCTCGCCGCCGATACGCGGCGCACGGCACACATGCCGCAACAGGTACGTCTCCCCCGCACGCCACCCGTAGGGCGGCACCTGCGTCAGGATCGTGCACCCGGCGCCCGGGTGCACGACGAGACGACCGGGAGCCCGGCGCATGACCTGCGCCTCCGCCATCTCCACGCGTGTCCGCACCGGGTATGGGTCCCAGTCCTCCACGATCCTGTCCCTGGTGCGCAGGACCGTCCTGCCGCACCCGGGGCACCGGCCCGCGGTGATGCCGCTGCCGTGCCGGGTTATCTCCGTGATGAAGCTCATGCGCCCGCCTCACTCACACCACGCTGCACGCTCCGCCAGATCGTCTCCACCTCCGACTCGGGCAGGCCACTGGCACGCCCGCGCTCGCGGAGGTCGGCCTCGATCTGCGGGGCGTTGTCCCGGTGATGGTAGAGCCGGCCGAAAGCCCACTTGTACAGCGTGTCGTTGCGCTGGCCTTCGGGTATCGGGCTCATGTCCGCGCGCCACGCGCCGCCCTTGCCAGCGCCGCTCGTAGCGCGTGCGGCGCGGAACGCTCCCATACCGGCGATACCACCGGCGCTCGCGGCCGCTGGCGCGTCCGTGTACCCGTGCGCGACAAGCCACTGGCAGAGCCGGGGCGTGAGGTCGGGCACGGCCTCACCGTCAGGCGGCACGTCGAGCAGCGTGTACCTGCCGGCGTCCGTCACGCTCCCCGGTCCGATGACGTACCCCTTGCGTTCGGCTCGCATGTCGACTGGGATGCCTTGAGCGTGCACCGCGTCCTTCAAATGCCCCAGCAGAGCGTCTGGGATGCGGTAGTACAAGTGGACGCCGCCGCTAGGCGTGCCCACCAGGTACGTGCGCGGCAGGCGCTCGCCGCCATACGATCCGGTCTCACGCTGGAGCACGGTCCACCCGTCCTCGCCGCCGTCTTTGCCGGTGTCGAGGTCGAGCACGCAGTATCCCGGCGCGGGCACCACCGCATACACACGGGACTCAGGGCGCCTGCTCGTGTCCGCGTTCGGGGATTCCACGAGCGTCTTCCAGTTGACGGCGACCTTGTCCGGGCGTGCCGGCACATAGTCGCACGCGAAGCCGTACGAGTCCGGGGTCGCGTCCGGCGCGGGCACGTCACCACCGTCCGGCAGTGGGACCGGCACGCGCTTGGAAGTCTCCTCAGTCTCCGCCTCCTCGGCAATGCGCTGTTCCTCATGCCACGCCTCGCGATACGGAGCGAACCGCGCCTCGTCAACAACGCCAATGCACCTCACCGTGTGGCCTTCCTCGGAGTCCCAGACGCTTCCGATGCGGGCGAGACCAAGGCGTGCAAGAGTCTCCGCCTGCACACTCCGCTTCGGGGACACAGCATCGAGCAACCCCTTGCTCTTTGCCTTGCCATGGCCGGCGCATACGGCGTCGACGATCTTCTGCTCCTCGTCCGTCAGTTTGAGCGGGTCTGCCAGGCTCACGTCGTGACGCGGCTCGTCGCCACGCATCAGCCACAGGTCACACGACGCCATCAGGAAGCCGAGGCACCCGTGTTCGCGGCGGAAGGCGACCACGTCGCCGAATCCTCCATCACGCTCGGGCCCGCGCATGCGAACGAACGCGTAACGGCGCAGGCTCGCCTGGCTGCCGTCCGTGAGGAAGTCGTTGTTCGTGGCGATCACCAGCGTCGCCGACGGGCTGAAGCTCACCGCGTCCCGCCCGATCAGACGCGCGGTGATCGCACCGCCCGTACTCACCTTCTTGAGCGTTGTCATATCCGCGAGGCCGATGCTGTCCGCGTCATCGTCATACGCCCACAGGCGGCCGATGAGCCGGTGCGCCTCCTGCTGCTTCTCGAAACCACGCCCGCCAGCCAGCGTCGCGGCGTCCACCTGGGCGACGCAATCCGGGAAGCTGTCCGCCAGACTGCCAAGCAGCAGGCTCTTGCCGTCGCCGCCCTGCCCGTGGAGCACATACGTGATGTGCTTCCACTTCTCGAGCATCGGAGTGGCCCACATGCGGGTGAGGTTCTCCGCGCTCGCCTCGTCCGCCGTCAGGCTGGAGAGCATGTCGGCCGCACGGCAGGCAAGCCCATCGTCGTATGCGCAGGGCACGGTGAGAATCCACGCCTGCTCGCTCGCCTCATTCCACCCAGGCTGGCCTTCGCGTATGAGGGTCACGTGCCCCGTCTGCGGGTCGCGAGCGTAGATGCGGTCGGCGAACCGTATGCCGCGGTGCACGCGCAGGAGCGGCCCGTCCTGCGTGCCGTATACGCTCATCTTCGCGGCCTCGGTCTTGATCTGCTCGTCCCACATGGGGTTGGCTTCGCCTTTGCCGGCGTGGTACGCGTCGGCGAGGCTTTCGACCCGCTCCCATCCGAGTTCGGCCATGCGGCCTGTCGGGTCGACGCGCCGCCGGTACAGGTGCGTACCCTGCTCGTCGAGCAGGAGCCAGCCGTTGGCGAAGTCCCACACGGCCTTCGCCTGCCAGAGCGAGCATGCGGGCACTGGCGTGAAGAGGCGCCGGCCCTTCTTGTCGAGGCTTTCCTCGTTGTAGGTTGGCAGGCAGACGTACCGGTTCATGCGGTCGATGAAATCGAATTCCTCCGCGGTGCCCTGGTGGATGTTGTGCAGGGCGCTGGGGAAGTACTTGGGGCCGTCGGGAATGAGCGAGCATTCCCACAGCGCCCATCGTGTTCCGTCCATGATGTCTCCCGATCAGTGGGCGGCCTCACGTTCCTCACGCTTCTTCGCGCGCGCGCGCGTATAGATTAAAAGTAAACAAAAATACACACGCTATATACCGTTTAGGCGTAAGAAGTGTGAGGCCGCCCGTTTTTCGTTGATTTTCCAAGCCTCATGACCTCACGCTTTCGCGTAATGGAAGCGTGAGGGCGTGAGGATTCGGCTTAGAAGTCGGCGGGCCCGTAGGGGTCGGTCTGCTGTCCGCCGGTGAGTCGCTGGATTTCTGCTTCGGGCACGCCGAGCGCGCGGAGCTGGTCGGCCTTCGCCTGCGTGTCATCCTGCGCTGGCTGCGCGGGCTGTGCCGGTGCCGACTGCTGCGCGGGCTGTGTGAAAGCGCTTGCCCCGGCGACGGGGTGCTGGCCGCGCGTCAGCCGGTACTCCCACACCTTCTCACGGAAGCCGCTCTGCGTGGTCTTGGTGCCCTTGAGTGTGACGGTGAGCACGTCGCCTTCGCCGGGTGTGAACCCGGCTTTGCTGACGGCCGCGCCGAACGCCTTGGCCTGGTCTCCCCACTGCTTGATCCACACGCTGCGCAGCCCGTCGTCGTCCGGATCGTCGTGCAGGGTGGTCTGGATAGTGATGACGGTCTTCTGCAGCTGCTTGCCCGTGTACTTGGACACGAGGGGCTCGCCGGTGCCGAACTGGGTGGCCGGAACCTGGCGGCTGCCGGTGATGGTGCCGGTGACCGAGTCGCCAGGCTGGCTGCTGCCGTTGAATGCGGCGCGGGTCTTCTCGCCCTGCTGGGCGAATTCTTCGAACATGATGGTCTCCAATCTGTTAGTTGTTGTTGGTCTGGTATGTGGGTTCGATGCTGTGGATGAGGCGCGTCCACCGGTCGGGCACGTCGATCGCGGGTGTCTTGCGCGTGGGTGGCGTGAACGGCGTCATGGCGGGGGTCTCGTCCTCCCACGTGTTCCACTCGTGGCCGCTCGCGCTGCCTGGCAGGAGTGACGCCCAGGCGAGCGCCATCTCCGTGCCGTCCCTGTCGACGATGGCTTGGAGGATGTCGAGTGTGAGCTGGGCGCGGTTCCACGCCCATTTGGCGGGGGCCGCATCGTACGCCCACTCGTAGCTCCACCAGTCGCCGAGCGTCTTGGCGTCGCGGGGGATGTAGACGAGCGCCTGCCGTTCCGTGGGCGTGCCCTCCTGCTCCAAGGCCCACCCGTAGAGGGCTTGCTGGACGAGGTACTGCTGGCTGGGGCCGTTGGTCTGCGCGTGCTTGAGCGTGTACGCCCCGACGTTCTTCCAGTCCACGGTCGCCCTCTGGTCGGGCATCCATAGGTCGATGCTCCCGCCGACGTGCCACTCGTGCGAGCCGGGGTCGAGGAGGGTGCGGCTGTGGAGCGTGCCGACGCGGACGCGCTTCTCGGCCTCCCATTCGCCCTGCCATTCGTTGTCCCCGTCGGGCCTGTGCCCTCCAAGGTGGTGTTCGAGCCACGCGTGGACGGCGGTGCCCTGGGTTGGCAGCCATGGCATGTCCGCCGGCTGGAGGGGTTCGCGTTGGAGGAGTTTCATGGCGAGCTCGTGCGGGCTGTCGGTGCCGAGTTCGCTGGGTCCGATGGTTTTCTGCAGGGAGCGTGGGTGGTTGGCGATGGCGGTGTCGATGGGTTCGAGGACGGCTTGCAGGACGCTGCTTCCGAGCGGCTTGGGCTTCCAGTCGCACTCTCCGTGTTCGCCCGTCTCAGGGGCCTTCACGGGCTTCTGCGTGGCGTTCCCGTCGCCGCCGTCACCGGCGGTGGCGTTGATGAGGGCGAGGATCGCGTCACTCATGGTCGGCCTCCGTCACGCTGGCGGTGACCCACGGCTGCCCGGTCTTCGTGCACTCGTCTGGCACGCCGCCCGGAATGAGCTTCTGCAGCGTGCCGAGCGGCTTGGGCTTGGCCACGTAGTAGTCCTTGTACATTGATGCTGTCTCCTCTGTAAACGGGTACAGCTGTTCGAACCTCTTGGCGTCGAGTGTGCGGCGCCCAGCGTGGACGTCCACTGTCACGCCCTGGTAGTCGTGTGACTTGGTTGTCTGGAGTTTTGCGAGGCGGCGGCCGATCGTCTGCCGCTCCTCGTCGATGGCCTTGGCCTGCTCCTGGAGGAACAGGAGGCGGCGTGCGAGGCTGCCGGCCTCGTCCGTCTTCGCGGCTTCCGCGGCCGCACTGGTGGTGGGTGTGTCTGTCATTTGTGTTCCTTTCTCTGGTCCTTGTGGGCCTTGTAGTACTCGCGCATGCGCTCCCTGTGCGCCTGGTGACGGCAGGCCTCCGAGCAGTGCCTGCGCCGTCCGGGCGGGAGCGGCTTGCCGCATTCCGCGCACACGCGGGTATCGGTGACCCTGACGTGCTTGCGGCTGGTCCTGCGGGCCGGGTCCTTTCGCTCGTGCGACACACTGGGATCCATGGCGCGGCGTTCGAGCATGGCGATGCGGTGGGCTTCCGCGCGGCACTCCTCGCCGCAGTACAGGCGGTTCCGTGTCGTGGGGAGCTTGATGCCGCACACGCGGCACAGGCCGCCCCCGGTGTCCGGGTGCGCCGCGTGCCACGCGCGTGTGACGCGACGCAGGTACGCGGCCTCGCACCCGCGGCTGCAGTAGCGGCGCGCCAGCCCGTGGAGACGTGCGCCGCATTCCACGCACTCGCCGTCATGCGGCGCGGCGGCGAGGGGCTCCTCGTCGCCGGGCGTGACGGCGAGACCGTCGGCCTCGCGGCCGGCCGCGCCGCCGACGCGCATCATGCGTATCAGGTCGGCCTGCTGGCTGAGCACCTGGTCGATGTCGAGGGGCTGGCTGTCCTCCGGCTGCCAGGTGCGCACGCGCCGGTTCTCCACCGCGAGACGGCGGTCCTCCGAATAGCGGCGCGAACACTCGGGCGAGCCGCAGACGGCCGTGCCGACGGTCTCGCTCAAATGCTTGCCGCAGTACACGCAGTGCTGGCTGGCCATCACATGGCCTCCTCGTCGCCGGCCTCGTCCCCGATGGGCAGGCCGTGGTTGAGGAGGCGGCAGAGGGTTTCGAGGGTCATGATGGCCCACTGGCGTCCAATGCCGTCCATCGTGCTGATGCCGGTGCCGAAGCGCTTCTGCACGAGGATGGGCATCAGGCTGTCATTGTTGCCGGCCTCGATCTCGGCCTCCGCATAGTGGGCGGCGAGGTCGAGGCGCGTGGTGTTCTTCACCTCGATGGTGACGGGCTCGCCCTGCAGGTACACGCCGCCGATGTCGCCGCGGTCCATGCTTCCGTGGAGCGTCTCCCGGTGGATGCCGTTATCGCCCAGGGCCCATGCCATGTAGTCGACGACGGCGGTTTCGAGGCGCGTGCCCTTCTGCTTCTGCCTGCTCATTGCTTGTCCTCCTTCCAGCCGCCGGTGGCGGTGATGACCTTGTCGATGTCTGTGAGCGCACCGACCGTCGCCCTGTATGTCGTGGCGTCTCCCGCGTAGACGGCTCTCCTGAGTCGGCGGGCGAGGGTGCCGACGGTCATCGCGATCGAGTCGTTGACCGTGTCGCCGTCACCGTCCCTGTCGCTCTTCTTGACGGGCGCGGATTCCTTCGCCCGCTCCTTCGCCATGCACCTGGCGACTCGCCCCCTCTTCGACTTGGCGCGGCAGGCGTCGCAGAGCCTGTCCTTGCGCCCGCCTTCGACGCTCACGCCGCAGCGGGGGCACGGGTGCGCGTAGATGTACGGCGCTTCTGTCTTCCCGTCCGGCTCGGGCTTCGTCTCCGGCTTGGGTGCCGGCTTGGGTGCCGGAGTCTCCTCCGCCGCCGCATCGTCCGGCTCCTCGTCGCCTTCCCCGTGCTGCGCCTGCCAGACGCGCACGGCGAGGCGCGCGCGCCGCCCGAACTCGTCCTTGACCGGCACATCCCGGATGAGGCGGGATGCGAGGTCGCGCAGCTCGTCCTCGCTCCACTCGTCGCCTCTGATCGTCACAGTCTTGCTCACTTGTGCACTCCTTCCTCCGTCGCCTTGATGCTGACGGTGTGCGCGGGGCGTTTGATGGCGTCCGCGGCTTCCTCGGTGGTGAACGTCTGCCGTTGCATGTGCCAGCGGCCGAGCCGGTCGCGTGTGAGCCACGTCCAGTGGCCGTCGGCGTCGTGGATCCACAGGTCGCCGCCCGCGTCCATCCAGATGACTCCCTTGGCCCTGATGGTGGTCATCGCGTCTCCTTTCCTCGCTTGGCCTCGTGCCTGGGCTCGGGGGTTTCGAGCGAGTCGGTGCCGATGCCGATGGCCGCGAGCAGTCCCGCGAACACCACGGCGAGGCACAGGACCCACGGCCAGCCGTCGAGGTGGTCGTACCCCCACCACAGGAGCGTGCTGGCCGCGAACACGAGCAGGACGGCCATCAGGCCTTGGAGGAGGCGGAAGGCGACGCTCCCCCGCTGCCGCCGGCAGTCGCCCGGCATGGTGTGCGTGCGCTCCCGCATGTTGGCGGCGATCCACTCCTCGAGGTCGGCCTTGGTATAGCCAACGCGATCGAGGAACTTCCAGTAGCGGGGCCCGTCCTCGTGCGCGCTGCCGCGCCCGTGGGTGCGCCAGTGGCGGAGCGTCTGCCTGGTGACGCCGAGGTATGCGGCGGCCTCGGTTTCGCTGATGAGGTCTTCGAGGCGCGGCTTCTCGTCCTTGCGTGTGCTTGTGCGTGTCATCGCGCTTCCACCTCCTTGGCTCCGTTGCGGGTCGCGTACTCGTACACGAGGTCATCGTTGTTCGGGTGCCTGGCGCACTCGCACCATGACCACGTCCATGTGAGCCTGGCGTACTCGGCGCTGTCCGCGTCGGGCGTGTCGGTGAAGCGTCGGACGAGGCGCGTGAGGCTCGCACGGTCGGGCATCTCGAGTCCGTAGGATGCGCGGAGGACGGCTGCGGCGGTCTCCGCGAGCCAGTCGACGTCCGTGCTGGACTCCGGCGCGAGCTGCCCGCCGCACTGACAGACGGCGTCCTCTAGCTGCCGGCCGCTGACGGTGACGTGCGCGGCCAGCGGCTCGTCCACGCCTGCCTCGTATGCTGGGTTGCTCACGATGATGCGGTACCTGCTGGCGGGGCATCGGAATCCGGCGGGACTGTCCCATGTGCCGACTTCGTCCGGGCGGACGGTGCGCCACGTGTCCAGCGTGCCGGGCACGAGTTCCTCGACGAGCCACCGGCTCTCCCATGCCTTCCAGACGATGGCCGGCGTGACGCCGTCCTCGGCGTCATAGTCGTCCCACTGGCATTCGAGCACGATCCTGCCGGGGTTGACGGCCGTCTTGATGATGACCAGCCAGAGCTCGACGAACGTCACGGCTCGCGTCATTGTGTTAATGTTTGTCTTCTGGGCCATCTTGGGTACCTCCTTGTGGCTCCTCACGCCCCGCAGCTGGATCCTGCGGGGCCTTTTTGTTTTTCTCCGCGTCGATCGCCTGGGCGATGATGCGGGATGGGTCCTCCCCCAGCCGTTCGGCCAGCGTGAGGAATTCGGACAGCTGCATGTCTCCACGCTGATAGCGCGCTCCGACTGCCTGCCGTCCACGTCCGATCGCCTTGCCCTGCTCCCAGAAGGGGACGGACTCGGCGCGTGCGCTTCGTGCAAGAGCGGCGACCGCACGTGCCGCCACTCCGTTAGATTTTTCTAACGTCATGGCTCTAAGTATACGTTAGAATTTTCTAACGTCAAGTTAGCGCGATGCGTCGGCGTGTCGCAACTTTCTAACATGCAAAATAGACCCATGGCAGTCAAAGCAAGAACATGGACAAAAGTCGACTACGACGTCTCCGACATCCTCACGCGATGCAAAGAGGAGAGCGGCCTGTCCTACCGCGACATAGAGGCAAGGACAGGCATCAACTACGTCCGCGTGCGCGACATCTGCCTCGCGCAGCACGGGACGCCGACGCTTGCCGAGTATCTGGCTATCTGTGGCGGGTTCCGCCTTGACCCCGTGGACACTCTTCGCGGCATTCTCGCCGACCTGCCTCTGCCCGACGACGAGGTGTTCGAACTCGCCGCCAACACCGACGAGAACCGCGACATGGAAGCGGAGACGCCGCGCGACTAAAGGCGCGGACACGCCGAACCCATTGCAAAAAGCAAATAAATCCGATAACATACCAAGCGTGAGAAAGCTGGGCGATGTCCAGTTCGTAAAGGCCGCTTATCGGATTCTTCCGAATAAGCGGCCTTTGCGCATCTCATGGAGGACACGGTGTACAAGCCGTTCAAGACGATAGAAGACCAGGTCACGCTGCTCGAATCGCGCGGCGTGGAATGCGGGCGCGGCACCGATGCGACGCTGCTGCGGGAAGGATATTACTCCGTCATCAACGGGTACAAGGACCCGTTCCTGGACGCAGGCGCGACCATCGCCGCCGGCGACGACAGATACATCCCTGGTACACGGTTCGAGGACATCCTCCATCTCTTCGATTTCGACAGGCGGCTCCGCCTGGCCACGTTCGGGGCGCTCACGCTCGCGGAGGCGGCGCTGCGCACCACATGCGCCTACTGCTTCTCAGAGATGCACCAGAACGAGCCGAATGCATACCTCAACCCACGCAACCTCCACCAGCCGCCGAAGGCGCGGAAGGACATCGTCGGCCCCATGATCGGGCAGATGAGGAAGATAATCGACAACGGGGGGAAGGACCCGGAACACGGAGGGAAGGGGTACCTGCACCACTGCCTCGCTGACCATGGCGGGGAGGTGCCGCTGTGGGTCCTCACCAACGACATGACGATCGGGCAGGTCACGAATTTCTATAGGGTCATGGGCAGCGAGGCGAGGGGCGCCGTCGCCCGCCAGTTCGAGTCGCTCTACGCCTCGTCCCACAGGAAAAAGAGGAGGATAACGTCGGGCAAGCTCGACTCGGTGTACAGCAGGGTCAAGAACTTCAGGAACATCTGCGCGCACGACGAACGCCTCTATTGCGCCCGCCCCTTCGGGGACAACAACTCCTTCGCGCAGCTCGCGACAGACCTCGAGCTGCTCCTGACGAAGCAAAGGCACCGGGAGTTCCTCCAACGCGTCGAATCCCTCATGCTCGGATTGGAGAGGGACCTGCCCGGGCACGCCGGCCAGATCTTCTCCGCCATGGGCGTCGTGAGCATCGACCGTCACCAGAAGTACATGGATTCGATCAGGGACAACTGATCGAACGCCACGCCGGAAGGGGTACCTGTTGGGGTTCGATGATCTGGCCGCGTGGGCGGCGCGGCTCGGGGTGCGCGTGGTGGAGCAGCCTTTGCCGTGCGGGTACTGCGGCGTGTGGGATTGGCGGCGCAACCGCGTGATACTTCACAGCGGACTCAACCAGACGCAGCGCCGGTGCACGCTCTGCCACGAGCTATGCCACGCCGAACAGGGTGACACGGCGTGCGGCGGCAGGGGCGAGGCGCGCGCCAAGCGCAGGACCGCGCTCGCGCTCATCAGCGTCGCCGACTACGCGACCGCCGAACGCATATGGGACGGGCAGGCGTGGGGCATGGCGTGCGAGCTGGACGTCACGCTGCAGGTGCTGGACGACTTCCGCCGCATCCTGCACGACACCGTGGCAACTAGGAAATGAGAAAAGCCCCCGCGGCCATCACGGCCACGGGGGCTCCCTACCGGGCGAAGCCCGGCATCATCACGAGACAAGGATAGCAGATGGCGACGATAACGCCATACGAGACACGGCACGGGCGCAGGTGGCGCGTCCGCTACAGGAAGCCCGACGGCGCGCAGACCGACAAGCGCGGATTCACCCGCAAGGTCGACGCGGAACGCTGGGCCGCCGAAAACACCACCGCGATCGCACGCGGCACATACATCGACCCACAATCCGGGCGGCGCACCATAGGCGCCCTGTGGCCCGCGTGGATCGCCGCGAAACAGACACGGTGCAAGCCCAGCTACCTCGAGACGCTGCGCCTCGCATGGCGCGCGCACGTCGAACCACGGTGGGGCGCGGCCCGCCTCGACCAAGTCACCCGGCAGGGAGTGCAGGAATGGGTCGCAGGGCTCGCCGCCAGCCGCTCCCCCAGCGTCACCCTCCGCGCCCACGGCATACTCCACGGCATCCTGACGATGGCCGTCACCGACGGGCTCATCCCCATGGATCCGACGCGCGGCGTTGAACTGCCCAGGCGCACGCATGGAGCGCACAGGTACCTCACGCCCGCCCAGCTGCTCGCCCTCGCGGACGCGAGCGGCTGGCGGCGCGGCATCGTCCTCACGCTGGGACTCACCGGCCTAAGATGGGGCGAGCTCGTCGCACTCGACGTGCGCGACGCGGACCTCAAACGCCGGCGGCTGGACGTGCGGCGCAGCATGACCGAGACCGGCGCGGGGCTGGTCGAGTCCGCGCCGAAGACATGGGAGCGTCGCACCGTCGCCTACCCGCCGATCCTCGACCCCGTGATGGCCGAGGCGACAGATGGCCGCGGGCCGGGCGAGCCGCTGTTCGAGGACCCGCGCGGCGGGCGGCTGAGGCGCACGCACGGGCCGTGCACGCCGTCCAGCTGGTTCTACTGGGCGAAGAAACGCGCGGGCGCGGGCGTGGACCCGGGCCTCACGGTGCACGACCTGCGCCACACGGCGGCGAGCATCATGGTCGCGAGCGGCGCGAACGTCAAGGCCGTCCAACGGCAGCTGGGACACGCGAGCGCAAGCATGACGCTGGACGTGTACGCCGACTTGTTCGACGATGACCTTGACCGGCTGATGGGCGGCGTGCAGACTCTCGTCGCTTCGGCGGATTGTGGGCAGAATGTGGGCAAACCCGTGGAGCCGGGCGTGTGAATCCCAGCGTTTGCAACGGTTTCGCGTGCCGGTGGCCGGGGGTTCAATTCCCCGCGGCTCCACTCTTTCCAAGGCCTCGCACCCGCAAGGGTCGCGAGGCCTTTTGCATTGCGATTGCTTGGGTTTCGGGGGTATGTGCGAGATGCCGGCGAGATGCCGATGATGTGCGCCGGAAAGCGTTCCGGAAGTGTTCGAGAAATTATCTGCCGGTTTGTGGGGTCCCGGAGACGAAAGCCGCGACGCAGTTCTAACGATTTCAAGACCTCTCTACTCGGCACACCCCCGAAAACGACCCCACAAACCCCGAAATACACCCCGCCCGGACGTATCGAACACTCAGGAATGCGAATTTGCACATCCAGATCCGAGCCAGGAAACAAAACCAGGAATGAAAAACTCCCGCACGCGGCAGGGCCGCATAACAGAAAGCCGCCCGAAGGCGGCTCTAAGAAACTCAAAAACAGGGCGCGGCTACTCGTCAGAGCCGGGTATCTCATCCTCCGGCACGCCGGCGCGGCGCAGAAGCTCACGGCAGGCAAGCTGAGCATCCCAGTCCATCTCGTCCTCGCCCTCCTCAAGAAGCCGGTCGAGAACGAGTCTGACGGCATCCGGAGAACTCGGAACAGCACCGCTGACCTGCACGAGATACTTGACGAGGATGCCAAGGGCCAGCGAGGTATTGGCATTCATGTCCACGCTCTGGACTTCCCTCTTCACATCAGACAGCCCATAACGGTCGAGATCGGGAAGAAGCAGATTCATGGCCTCCCGGTATGTCTTCACTTCCATGCTGCGCCGCCTTCCGACCTTCCTGCCCCGCCGACACGCCGCTCCCGCAGGCAGAACCGACGGCCGGCAGGTGTTCGATACGCCCGAAGAGGCGTATTCCCCGGTTTGTGGGGTCGTTTTCGAGGGTCCGGCGAGTAGAGAGGCCGCGAAACCGTTGAAACTGCGTCGCCACCTCAGCCTTGGGGACCCCACAAACCGGCAGATAATTTCTCGAACACCCTCGGGCGATCACTCGTCCTTGTTGTCCTTCTCCTCGTCCTTGTCCTTCGCCGCACGAGTCTTCTTGGACCCCAGCGCGGTGATGATGCGGATCGCCTCGCCCGCGTCATTCGTATGCACGGCATGCAGCAGGATGCCGTTGATGCCGGCCGTGTTACCCGTGTTCGGCAGCACCGCCTCCATCGCCTTGCCCATGCCGTCGAGCAGCTCGGCCGTGCGGTCGGTCCACCGCTCCCCCGCCTTATAGCGCTTGACGAGCTCGTCCCACCCCTTGGTCTTCATCACCGCCGCGGCGGCCGCGTGCACGGGCTGCGCCACCTTGTACGTAATATGCTCCGGCTCGGCGCGGCCCCAGCGCAGCGCGTCCTCGTTCTTGACCGGCGCGCAGCTGGCGTCCACGTAGGTCACCTTAGGCTCGTTGTCGTTCTCGACCACCTTGGTCGGCAGCGTCCCCTTGAGAATGAGGTCGTCGACCACATCCTCGCCCACGCCCCACGCCGCGGCGGCCATGGAGGGGTACACCCATTTCTTGTCCTTGCGCCCCTCCTGGGCCGCGGTCTCCTCGACCTTCTTGACGAAGGCATTGATCTCCGACTGGGTCATGGCCTGTGCCGCCATATTTCCTTCTTTCTGCTGTTGGTGCTCTGGGTGTTGCTGCAATAGGTATTGGTGCAGGGGTTATTGGTGCCAGGGTCCGGAGGCGCCGCGTTCGGCGCGCGCCTGGCGAGCGCCGGCAATGCGGCCGCGCCGTCAGCGCGACGATGGTTTCGACGGTCGCACCGCCGGTGCGGCGTCGAGGGGGCCTCCCCATGCGACGCCGACCATCTGGTAGCCGTCCTTCATGCCGTCGCCGTCGGCGAAACCGAATTTCCGCGCGACGGCCATCATCTCCTCGAGGTCCGGGGAGCCGGATTCGACGGCGAGGTCGCGGCTGTCGGTCCATTCGCAGGGGGCGCCCTGCGACTCGCCCCAGCCCATGGCGTATTTGCCGTCCGACGTGCGGCGGACCACGTAGATGGTGGAGGCGGAGCCGAGATCGGAGAAATCCACGAGCGGGTCATCGTCGGACCACTCGACGGCGGCGATTTCGTATCCGTCGTCGGGAACCGGAAGATCCGCGGCGGCACCGGCACCATCCGCGGCGTCGCCTGAGGCGGCACCGTTCTCTTCGCGATGCGCGAAACCATACGACACGGCGGCGTTCAGGGCGTCGGCGAAGGTGGGGAAAGTGGTGGCGACGGAGCCATCGTCGGACCACGTCCAGTCGTGGTCACGCGGGTCGAGACCGTAGTCCACGAAGAACAGGCCGTCCTTCGTGCGCCTGATGGCGTAATCGACCCCGCCGTTGTCGCTCGTACGCAT